TCGTCTTTATATTCTAAATTATTAACATATATCCAAAATGAATAACTAAATTCAATACCTTCATATTGATTGTTACTTCTTAAAATTGGAATAGATGATTTTGCCCCTAATGCTTGAGTAATAGTTAAGGCTTCTGTGGCATCTTTCATACCATTTATAAGATATGGTGTTTGTGATGGAGATAATAACATATATAACATTTTGCTTCCAATGTAAAATAAAGACGAAAAAAGTATTATTATTGCTAATAAAAATGTTAGTCTTGATATCATAGTGTTAGATGATAAGAAATCATTTAAAGCGCTCTTTTTATCACTTTTGTATGGAATTAATGAACTTATATTTTTTTTAATATTGTCCAAAACTCCTTCCGGTGGATTCATATTATTACTATTATATAATAATAATAATAATAATAATAATAATAATAATATAATTTTATTAAAAATAAAATATTAAATTGTAATTGTTCCTTTTTCCTTGTTATATTCAAGAAAGCTGATTTTCAATCTATATTTATTAAATATAGAAGTTGCAAGTGACGAATTAATACCTTCTTTATAAATATTATAAGCATCTTGTGGATTTATAGAATTTCCTTCATAACGTATGCGTGTAATAAATCCTTCAAAACTAGTATTATTATTAGAACCAGGCATTTGCATGTTTCCTATATATATATTTTTTTTAACTTGGCTTGTATCATAATTTTTATATAATCCATGTAATATAAATGAATTGCGTAATTTACCGTCTAAATATACATCTAATGTACGCGTATCTACACTAATAGTTAAGTTATTCCATTTTTGAACAGGAATATTAGGGAGTTTATATCTTGTATAATTTGTTTGATTAGATTGACTTGTACTTTGTTGTTTGTCTAAATAACTTTCAATATCAATAAATAAATTATTTTCATATTTATCTAATGCTATATTTATATTTTTATACAAAGTATTTGTTGTTTGCATTGTATGTTTAGTACTAATACCTGATAATGTAGATGTTAATTGTGGAACAGTTAATGCGTTTTCTTTGGGTGCCATAAACAATATATTTTTTTCATTAGATATATTATCTCCCCAGTTATCTATATAAAACCATACACTTAACATAAAATTGGAAGAGCTTGTTTCTGGTATGTCCTTAGCAAATACAACATTTTTATTACTTGAAAATAAATTGTTACCACTATTAGAACTATCAAAACGCTGCGCTGGTTCTTTGGCATCGCACATAATGTCAAATATTATATTTGTTTTGAAAAATAAGTTATTTAGTCCCCATATAAGAACTATTATAAGAACTATTATTATTATTATATTTACTATAGCCATTATAAATATATATATAAAAAATATTATAATGTTTTTATTAACACTTAAATATAAATATTAAATAATCAAATAATCAAAAAAATATGTCTTAAATTAAAATTATTAAATTAATAAAATTTATTAAATTAATTTAATAAATTAATAAAAATTATAAAAATTATAATAATTATGACTATTTTTTAGATAAATTATATAATAATTCAATTGTAGATGGGGTAGTTATTTTATCATAATAATATATTTCTTTTATACTTCCGTGAATACCGTCATTTTCGCCAATAGTTATGTTATCGCCTTTAAAATAGGGTACTACGTTTTCTTTTGAACCTACTAATTTACCATCTATAAAAATATCTATTAAATTATTTTCATAATTTATTACAAAAAATAGCCATTTTTGAAACTTGGGATTTACTAGTTCATATATTGTATCTAATTGGTCACCTCTGTTACTAATAGTTCTTGATTTTATAATTATTTTTTGCGATTTACCATTATAATATATTACGGGTTTAAAACCATAATTAAATAATACACTATCTTTTGTATATGCTAGTGATGTATTTTCAGGCTGTGGATTAAGATAAATATAAAAAGTTAAGCTATAAGTATAATTATATGGAAATTTTTCTTTACTTATTACAGAATTATGATATTCACTTTTAATATTAAAAGCACTATTTGGGTCGTTAAATAATGTAAATGTATGTGGTTTTATATTTGAATTATTAGCACTAGCATCTTTTACAGAACGAGAGTCGGAACTATTAGTATCAATAATACCAACTGATTTATTAAGTGTATTTAACTCTTCTTTATATTGGTCTTTATTTATATTAAAAACATCCATTATTTTATCTAATTTATCTTCGTTTGGTTTATTATTTTCTTGTTGAATAATATTGGGCACAGTTATAGTTTTGCTTAAATATGTATTTAAATTTTGATATTTTCCTAAAGTTTTCTCTTCATTTAAATAAAAAGGGCCACTACCTTGTAAAATATCGCTTTTATTTAATGTTCTTATAAATTTAAATAGCATAGGTAATAAAAATAGCAATAATACTAACAATAACAAAATAAAAAATAATATATAAACTGGAGAGGGTGTTAATCTAATATCATTATTTATTTCATCTGTTAAAATAACAATTAAGCAAGGAATAAAAAATATAACATTCTTAAGTACGCATAAAAAATATTTGGCATAACTTTGTATTAATTCTGTATATGTGGGTTTATCATTTTTTGGTGTTATTGTACAATAAATTGATTGAGATGATGTTTTTATAGAAAATAGTTTAGCTATTATTGCTAATACTATTAAAATTATTAATAATATTACTATATTATTTGTAATATCAAAAATAGTATTATTCACTTTATGCAAATAAAAAGTATCGTTTAACAGTAATAATGGTAAAACAATAATTAACAATAAATAAAAAATATATTTTATTATGTTAAATAGTGGGCTAGTTAGTGTTTTTTTTAAGTTATCTTTATTTATAGCTGCTGAATCATTTGTTGTATTAATAATGTTTCTTGTAGTTGATTGATATATATTTGTATATGCAGTATCGCTATTATAGTTTTCTGTATCTAGATTTTGCGCTTTATCCCATTTTGTATTATTTCTATAAGCAAAAAAAAGGAAACAATATATACTAAATACTATTAACATTAAAGCAACTAATATTTCATATTTTGTATTTTTTATAGCAAATAGATTTTGTTTCTCATTTAAATAATAAAACAAGCACAATATTGTTATAAGTATTATGCTAATAAAATAATTATAATATTTATGTGGTATAAAACTACCTTTTTCTTTTACTGTAAAACCATTTACTGTTTTGTCCGCTATTCTTATAAAAATGGTGCTAAAATATTTAATAAATGAACTTAAATTTGTAGCACCAGAATTGAATAGTTCTTTAAATTTTGTAACATTAGTATTAACTGACATAATATAATAATATAATATAATATAAAACAATATATTATATTACTACTAATTATTGATTACTACTAATTATTAAATAATGAAATAGTTAAGGTATATTAACTAGGTTTACTAATAGTTTAATAAAATCTATAAATTTTCACAAGCCGTTTTTCTACCATGACAATCTCTACATAATGCTTCCAAATTATCTATAGCATTTGAACCACCATATTCAAGTTTTATAACATGATCCACCTCAAACCATGCAGGTAATTGTTTTTGGCATTGTTTGCAATGCCAATTTTGAGATGCTGCAACATATTTCTTTTTAGTTTCGCTTACACTTCGTTTTGTTGATTTATTTCCAGAATATAAAATCTTTTGTTGTTGTTTTGATAAATTATGATAATTATTTGAAGAATTTGAAAAGCTTACTGATTTTTGAAGATTGGGATTATTATATATATTATAATTATTATTTAGTTCTTTTGCTATAGAGTTTGAAGTAAAATCAATAATTGGACTAATAATACTTGCAGTATTTCTATCAATCGGTAAATATTTTATATATCCATTTGAATTTGTTACAAAATCTTTATAATTGTTTGGATTTTTCTTTATATATAAATAAAGACATAGCCCAATAAAAGCAAAAAAAACCATTTTATAATATTTTTCATATTTCTTTAATTTACTAATTAATTTACCTTCAAAATATGTATTTAGTAATACTAAAAACGTTATAAA